ATCAATGACAGACGCGTTTTCCAACTGTAGTTCTCGCACGATAGGGGCTATCATCTTCTCGGCCTGACCAGTCTCCCAGGCTTTCTGGAAGTCAAGAGCGTTTTTTCTATACGCCCAGTCAGTGCGTGACGCACGATGCAGCTTCAGCATGTCCTGCCAGTCTTCACTGCTCAGCTTTAGTGCTTGTGCCAGGGCGTTTGTTTGTGCGACGTTCTGTGGGTTTGCGGCCCCGTAGGCTTCCCCTACAAACTGATTCTTCTGTACCTTCCAGGCCTTTATCAGGTCACTGTTGGTGAAGTTATCGGACCACCTTATAGACCTCGGAGACTTACCCTGCAGGTAGGAGTAACCGTCTGCACGTTTCTGAAGAGTCTGGCGCTGCTTCATAAGGATAGGGTTAGCGGTAGGAAACGGTAGGCGCGAAGCGATTGTGTCGTAGTTTTTTAGGGTAGCGTCCAACCTCTGCTTCCACTTAGGCCCATCGGCGGTTGAGCCTTCAAGTGCACGAAAGGTATTACTTTCTACGTTCGGCATTACCGGCCCCTCCATTACAGGGGTATTCTGAGAAGGAAGACCGTCCGTAAGAAGATTCTTTACGTTTTGGTTCATCAGCTTTAATTCGTCGGCCTGCGCTTGCAGCCTCTCGGACAGAGTCAGTTCTTCTGCCATTAGCCCTTCCTCCTACCCATGTTCAATATGCCCTGTATACCAAAAGGCTGTGGATGTCCGTACAGAGCACCCGCATCAACCGCTGGCATTTGCGAGAACATTTGTGGGACCGTTTCCGAGAACACCTTTTGGTAATGCTGTGTGTATCGGGGGGTGGGTCCTATCCTGTCGTGTGTTGGGCTGTCAGTTTCAGTCCAATCCCAGTCTGTGTTCTCTCTGAGGTTTTGGTAGAACGAGTTATAGTCAGTCATGGCCTGATTGTAATCATCAGTGCCTTTTTGGGTTAGCGCATCACCGTCTGCGGTGTGCGCGAATACATTATCCTGAGTTCCTGGGACTAACATGTCCGGTGTCGGGGCCTTGGGGAATAGACGCTCCAGTCCAATTCCACTGCCCTCATCCCATAGAAAGCGTTTCCACATTCCACTGGGTCTACGTAGTCGTCTGGTGGGGTAGTTGCTCATTATGAACCTCCGAACATGCCGCCTAGGCCGCCTAGCAGCTTAGCCAGGCTCCCCAGGTTCTGTAGCCCGCTAGGCCTCGTTGTTGAGGCGGACCCATAGTCGCCTGATATCATGGGCATGTACGCGGCGAGCGCGTTACGCTCTTTATTGACGTTGTACTCATACTTTTTCATCCTTGCGTTTATGTCTGCCTGAGCCAGCGCTCTCTTCTGCGCTCCAACCCCGGACTGAGCAGCAAACATGCTTAGAGGTGCGTTCATTACTGTCGGGTACTGACTTAGTGTTTCCAGGCCCAATCGACCAGCGCCCGTGGCTGTGCCATAACCCTGCTGTGCTAAACCGCCAGCACCTAGACCAAGTTGTCCGCCTTGCATCCCCAGTTGCTGAGTTGCTTGTTGGGCCTGTAGGGCCATCTGACCAGCCGGGAGTCTCCTCTGCTGTGCTTGGGAGTGGGCGTCCGCGTACATTCTTGCGGACTGATCGATGAGGCGTTGCGTCGCCTCCTTCCCCGCCAGGCCTGCCATCATGTCGGTTCTCGAACCTCCGCCAGGCTGATACTGAGTAGTTTGTTGTCTTATTTGAGATAAGATACCGCCAGGATCAGACAATGTACCCATTATGTCACGACCCATCGCCTTGGTAACAGCACCTAACTGATCGGTGTTTACTTTACCAGCCAACATATCTTTAAGCTGGGAGGATTGAAAGGGAGTGATCTTTGAATATTGGCCTTGGGTCATCCCGCGCTGCATAGCTCCCTGACCGTAGTTCATTGCTGTCCGACCATAAGCCCCTACCTGATTGGCTCTTTTCTGTGCATCAGACATTGACCGCTCATAGATGTTCTGCGATTGACCATAACCACGACGAAGTTGGCGTTGGGCCTGCCGGTTCATTGTCCTTACCGCACCGCCTCTGGTGTAGCCCATGATTCCTCTGTTAGCCAGCTTCTGCTCTGCCGAAAGTCTGGCGACTGTCGATCCCTTGAAGTAATCAGGCATCCCCTCCGCAAGGAGTCTCTGGGCTTCTGTCCAGCCCGTCCTTAAGAAGGGCTGCTGGTCAACCCAAGGAACTGTAATCTTCTTTTCTGTTGTGATGCCCATCGCTAGTCCTCTTTAATCAAATAGGTGTGAGTAACCTAATTCAGAATCGTCATCCATTAACATGCCTGAGTTATCGCCCATAGTACTCTGTATTGTTTGAGGGACGATGTTGCTTGTAGAAGTTTGCCACTCGGTTTGAAGACTCGGTAGGTCTTGCACCTTTGCTATTAACTCCTGTAAGTATCCCTGAGTCTGTATGGGATCGAGTTGGTCTTGCCAGGCGTACCTCTTACCGCTTTTGCTCAAAGCAGACGGACCATGCTTAGCAACTGCGTCCATAACCTGTTGAGTGTTACCCGTATAGTTAGCGCCCGATTTGTGCATGAGGTTCTGTGCTATTGCGCTGATAGTACCCAGTCCGTACGGAAGTCTTGTTCTTGCTTCCTGCCAAGGTACAGCGTCTGTCGTCCGACTGTAAGGACTTTGTCCTGCATCTTGCGACCGCTGCTCTTCGAGCCGTATTCTCTCTATCTCGTCAGCCTCTGCGGCCTGCGCCGCTACAGAGAACTTTTTGTACCATAGGTCTATTCGTGGGTTGTAAGCCATTATCCTAACCTGTTCCATGTATTGTTGTAGTAGGCGTAGAAGCCCTCTCCGGTACCGCCTGGGTCCCAGTCGCTTCCGTCTGCGTATCTCATATCACCGTCCCTCGGTTTTGTTTTTCTCAGTTCACTAGCTGGCTCTCTGTGCGTAGCCTCAAGCCTAAAAGTGTCCAAGTTAAATATGATATCTCCTAACCTGTTTAACTCGCTAAACAGGTAATCAGGTAGCTGTGAAGGGTCTACAGGGGCTGGGTTAGGGGACCACCGATTGACGCTCTTTACTTGTTTTGCTGTGTACTTGTCAGCCATTACACCCGCATCCGACCACCACGTTTACCCCGAGTCTTCACTTCAAATGCTAGGCTATGTAGCTTCCAATCTATGTCCGTGGAAGACTCGAACCGTACGCCAAAGTACTTTCCGGTAGCCCTACACGAAACCTTTGATTGTGTGTCTGGGTTAAAGTCTATGCCGTCTCCCCAATCTATAGCCCCTTCAGTAGACATTTGAGAACCCACATATACCTTTATGGGGTAAGCACCGGATGCCTCCATCTCAGGGTATACTGCACTTACGAACTTAACTGACTGTGGGTCACCAAGATCATACCCCGACCTTTCTACGTAAGCGGTCATGTTGTCGGCACCGTTCTTGTTCCCACTATTATCCCTGTACAGTTTAGTGTTGGTAACATCCGCAAACACTATGTTCTCCAAGTGTGTGTCATAGGCAGAACTACCCCAAGCAGAGGGATCGCCATTCCAGGACCCTGTGGTGCCATTCCATGACTGTCCGGAAGGGAAGAGGGCCATAATTCCAGAGGCAGCGTGTGATGTTGTTGGTAAGTCCCTCATGGAAAAAGTATTGGTCCTCCAATTCCATAGCACAGCTTTGTTAACTACTGTGGAATTGTCCGAAGGATAGCAGGCCAACATCTCATTATGTAGATGGTCAGCAACTACAAAGCATTTCTTCCAACTCGGGTCTGTTGTGTCACCTGCATTTATGACATCAAATACAGCACGCCTGAGCCTATCGGGCAGGAGCGGCTGTATTGTCTGACCATTATTCAGGTAGAAGTCCGAGTTACCCATAAAGAAATGACCGCCTTCAAACTCAGCTACAGCGTTCTTTGTGAGACAGCCTATGGTTGGTGTGAGTAGCTTGAATGAAAATATGTAGGGGGTTCCCACGTAGTTCATAATGTATATGCTATCGTTCTTGTATATAATAAAGGAGTCACCAAGAGCCAGACCGTCAACTATTTCTCCGGGAGTATCTGAAAGTTCATATTCACCAGCATCGAGCGTTGCGTCAGACTCGTCCCATGTGCTGGGGGCTGAGTAGAATGAGGCCTCAGTAGACCACTTCACTAATCTAGGCTCTGGATTGGTCCTATTCCAGTTCAAACCTACAAGGAAGGTCCTGAATGACCTTAGCACACTACATTTTTCAGTTTCTGCTGAAGGCCAATTACTCAACTCCATCATTGGATGCGCTTTGTTAGGTATACCGCCGCTGAGAGGCCACATTTGCGGAGTATCATATCCGTTCGTGGCGATAACTATCCCGTTATGGTCTGTCGCAGCCCACTTCCTTGAGGTGGTATTTGCGTCGTAGTCTACTGCTGTGGTGGTGGTTGCTAATGTTGGCGTAACAATAGCCTCGTCTGGGTGAGGGTAAGCTAATTGCGCTGGGGAAGTTAGGGTTATAACGCCTGTTGACGTATTCCTAGCAGAGTAAAGGAAGGTTTCGTACCTGTTTGTGAGTAAATCAGACGTTATAGATGTGCCAATCTTGAGGCTTCCCGTAGCGGGTAAGGCTGTTAAGGCCGCACCCGTGTCGACAGTTATATCTGTATCAGTAGCAGCCACAGCCCCATTCAGGGTTAGGGTAGCTTGCCTGGTTATAACGGTCCAGTTCGTATCGTCCCATACGGCTATGTCGTCAGTACCAAAAGCAAGCCAATAGTAGTTCCCATTAGCGTCCTCGTAGGGTAGGATGTAGTAAGGAGCGAATGGACAATCGCTAGGATCATTCATTACCTCTGTGTAACCCCTTATTTTCTTTACCCCGTTGTTAAGGAAGCGCACGTTATTCCCGTTAGACCATGCGTTTTCAGGAAGGTTATACGGGGGTATATCCTTTATTATCCCTACTGATCCAAGATCATTTATAGGTACTAATGGCATTAGGCTGGTGGCGTGGGCCAAGTGATGTTAAAGGGGTCAGGTTGATTTGTTATGTCCCTGAGGTCTTGTCTGTAGGTTTCCCATTCAGTTCTCTTTTCTACGGTCATTGGAACATCTGACAAAACCGTCCAATCTGAAGCCTCTAACCTTGTTTTTCGTTCGCCCCTAACAATAAACCATTGCTCATTATCTCTACCCCCCAAAACAGACGCCCAAACTGGCTTCTTTGACGGATCACTATAGATAACACCAGAGTCATAATCGCTCTCCGTGTCTACTATGCCATGTATTGAGAATCCCTCATTAGGAGCAAGAGTCGTTAGAATGTTCCCTAAAGCATTCATGTCCGTAAACGTCATTATGTTATCTCCCAAGCAACCGCATTGTATTCCCCAACAGAATTTCCACCGCCAGAGGGGTCACCACTGGTAAACTGTATATTGAAAATGTGGTCGCCTACCGCCAAACCACTTGTATCCACCCTAGTTATAGAGGTTATACCCCTTACCTCATTATTTGCTGATGCAGATGCCCCAAGATTATTCCATTCTCCAGTACACCTTACAGATGCACCTAAAGCAGCGGAACCAGTATCACTATATATTTGGCAACTGCCTGTTTGGTATGTACCATAGTTCCAAAGCCCTGTCTGTGTTTCGACTTGAAGCAAGAGGTCGGTTGATGCAGAAGCCTTTGTAACTGTAAAGCTGTACGCCGTAGTCATACTAGTGCTCCTAACACTTGTAGAGGCATCCCCTGCGAAGTAAGAAATCTTCTCCACTTTTGCCCCCGCAACTGCTGCCCAGGATGCTGATGTACCGTTTGTTGTTAGGTACTTTCCTGAATGGCCTGTCTGGCTTGGCAGTTCATCTCCGGCTGCGGAGGCCCAATCTAGGTTTCCCCCTCCATCCGTGGTAAGGAACTGATTAGGGCTTCCGTCTGCCGTAGGAAGAAGCCATCCTACTGTGTTAGACCCCAACAACTTAAAGTCAACCACTGGAGATGTATTCAGAGTTACCCAAGCACCGTCAGCCTCGTTCCGTATTTTTAATACATTTAAGGTAGTATCAAACCAAAGCTGTCCTGCTGAAGTAGAGGTTGGCTCAGTTCCTGTATGAATTCCGTTCATAGCAGAATTGGCATTGGGAAATGTTTCCTGTAATACTGTCTTTATTAGTCTAATATGGTCATCGCCTTCTGAGATAGAATCCGAGCCAGGCGGGTAGGCCGGGACTAATCCGCTAATAAATCCTGATGAACTTTCTACTGTCATAATTTATACCTTTGGAAATTGTGCCTTAACTGATGCTATGTGATCTTTCCATGTCGTTGTGTCGTTGACGCTAT